CTTCTTTAAGTTTAAGTTTCTTCATTGCGACAACAATACTACTTGCGTATATAAAGCCTTGTCCACCACTAATTTTATCATCTGGATCAAACATATCCTGTGATGCATAAGTATGGTTAGTGGCGATTAGAGCAATCGGAAAAGGTGCAATTTGATTAACTGTGTTTCTAACCAAGGCTGTTAATGCCTTAGGCTTTCTACCCATATCTCCTTTCATATCTCCTTTTTCGAATTGTGCTACATCAGTTGGTGTTAATAACATACCAAGACTGTCTACTACAAAAACCAACTTAGGCATTTCTTCATAAGGAAGATCTCCATAGTTGCTTTTATAGTCTTTCAAAAATTCTGAAATTGCTTTTGCAACATCGTCAATCATTGAAACACTAATTTTAAGTAGTTTTTCTGGTGATGTATCAACATCTAATGCTTGTAGCCATTCTTCATCAAGTGCGTTCTCTGAATCAAACAACACAACTTGACATCCTTGGTCTTGAGCATTCTTTACAATGTTTCCAGAACATATAAATGATTTGCCTGAACCGGATTCACCTGCAAAAACACTAACTTTGCCTAGTGGAATACCTCCATTGAAGTCTCCACTTATTAAATAATCTAGTGTGTGATTGCCTGTGCTAATCCAGTCCTTAGGGTCGTGAAACCCGGCACTGATACCACTAATGCTCTTAGTGATACCCGTCCTGAACTTTGTTAAGTCAAATGGTTTTTGCATGATGTCTCCTTATGATGTTGATCTGTTACGAATCAAATTCAGAATGTCATCTGCTGATTTTTTACCTTTATCTTCCTCTACTGCTGGTGCAGGTGCCGGAGCCTCTGCTACTGGCTCAGCCGCTGGTGCTGGTGCAGGAGTTTCAACTGCTGGTGCAGTTGTTTCTGCTACAGCAGGTGCTGGAGTAGATACTGTTGCTGTTGCTTGAACAGGAGCACTAGTTTCTTGTACCGCTGTTGAAGGAACTTCTACGCCATAAGGCTTATAAAAGTTACCCCATTTTACAGGGTCATACAACTCACCGTCAACTGAAGCCGCAAACATTTCTGTAATTGCTTGATAACCTTCAGCGGTTGGTTGTGCAGGTAAGTAATCACTTAGGTTAAATAACCCATTTTGATCAATTGCCGCTAGTTGCGTTTCATCTAGTGAACTGTCTTTACGAGCCCAGTTTGATGTTGAATAATCAGCATACTGTCCTTTAGTAGTTTTAGTAACTCTAAAGTCACAGCCATTAGTATAATCAGTAGGAATGTTTTCCATGTCTGGATCCATCAATGCTGATTTAATAATGTTAAAGATTTGAGGTGAAATTACAAATCTTCTGATTGGATTTTCAGGTGCTTCTTCTGATAGTGGACTATCACATACAAAGCCTTGGAAAATGTATGAACGTTTTTTCCAATACTTTCTACCCATGTCTTCTAGACTTGCGTCTTTGAACCAAGGACGTACCTCAGTTAATACTGGACATGTGTCACCGTACATTTCACCGCAAGGTACTTGTACTGTAACTGGTTTGTTGTCTCCGCCTTTCACACCTGGGAAGGTAAGACGAATCATTTGTCGTTCAACCCAAAAGAAAGTGTTGTTAGTATCACTGTCAGGTAAGAACCTAAGTGTTGCTGACGTACCTTCGTCAATGTTCCAATGAGGGAATATTGCGTTATCGGATTGCGTTCTTGTGGAACCAGGCTTGGTTTCCATTGAGGCGAGCTTTGCTCGAATTTCTGCTAATGAGGCCATGATATTTCTCCTATATATTTGCCATGTTTGCCATGTGTGTTATCTACAACTTGTGGATAACGGGTTTATTATAAATGCCTAGATAAGAAAAGTCAACCGTTTTTTTAAAAAAAGTTCTAAAAAATATTGACACATTTTTTCTTAACAATTTTATTTATCTAAATAGCCACAAAAAACCCACTATAAAGTGGGTAAATTGCTTGTTTGTCTACACTTAAAGCAACATCTATAGTGTTGCTATCATATTGCTATGATGTGGTTTTTATAGAATGTCAAATTGCTCTATGAATTTTTCGTACTGGTCTTCTACACTCTCTGCTACACTTGTAGGAGCAGACGGTGTGCCATGAGCACCTAATAAACAACTTTTAATAGTAGTGTATTCGTGCTGTGACATTCTGTCTCCGCTGTAGAGCTTTTTACTAATACCTGTCAAATAGTTTCCTAAACGTGGGTCATTAACACTATTACTCATTTGACTAACTTGGTAGCCTAACTTAGCATGTGGTGTTGCAAACTCCATACCATCATCTTCTGATAGCATATTTTTAAGTTGTGCAAATGATTCATTGCTAACTGCTTTATCAATATAACTTTCGAATGCAGTTTTTCTCGACATTGCTGATTTAACAAAATCAACAACATTTGCAACTCTATCGTCAAAGTGTGTTTCAGTAAATTTGCTTTCTAAATCTATATCATCTTGAAGAACTTCTGTGTTTCTTCTATCAGTAACATCTTCAACTGCTGTAGCATATGACTTAACACCTGCTAATTTAGTGAATGCTGATGTAATATAGTTAATGTTTTCCACTGCTAAATTTACAAAAGATTCATTGTCTTCGTTGACTAGTCCTGATTTTTTAACATAACGTATAAACTCTCTGAGTTTTCTTTGCTCTACAGCCATTTCATTAATAGCACTACCAACTGCATCAAACGGCTCACCACCATTTTTTACATGTCTTGCCATTGCTCGAGCGGCCTTTAGATTGTTTTCCGCCATTTTAAATCTTTCGTCGCCTCGTTGTACAAAGATACTAGAAATGTTTCTACTTCTAGAACCTCGTATTTCTTCGTTGACTTCTTTTTTGTGTCTGATAACTAATTTTACATTATCAAGACCTTGGTAACTGGTTTTAGTACTACCTGACATTGGACTAAAGCCTTCTTCAATCTTTTCCCATTCTGTTGATTCACTCATGTGTTTAGATACTTTCATTAAAATATTGTTTGGATCTGCTTTTCTTCCTTTTGCTTTTTCTTCATCATTTAGTCTGGATATAATCATATCAATTCTGTCATCATCACCAAATTTAGTTTTGATTGTTTTCTTTACTCTTCGTAAATTGTCAAAATAGTTACTTGGTAAATCTTGATCTAGACTTGGTCTGTCTTCATATTCTTCAATAGGTTCACCAGTATGTTCAACTGAACTTTTTAAATCACTGTTGTCAAAATAAATGTCCACTAAGGATAATGCTTGAGAAAAATTAGTAACTACACCTTTTTTGTACAACACTTTAGCCATACGTTCTCTGCCGCTTCTACTGTATGTTTTTAAAAGAGCCTCTCTTCCCTGACGATTATAAATGTTATTTTGCTCTCTGTTTAAAACATCATATGCCGCATCTAATACATTTGGATCAAACTGTTGGAATTCATTTAATTCCTCTGACTCGCTGAGTCCTGAAAGTTTTCTTAATTCGTTTATTGCTTCTAATACATCGCCCATATTCTTCTCTGATTTTTGTGCTATATCTATTGTTTCTGATTTTGGTTTTAATTGTTTACCAAATATTCTGTAATCAAAATTCATTAAATAATCACCTGCTAAAGACTTAAATGCTTCTCTTAGGTTATCATCGTCAAAGTCTTCCCTTACTCCCATAGAAAGAGTTTCTGTTGCTTTGTCTAGCCTAACTAAAATGTTTGGATTTACAACTACAAATCTAGTTGCATCTTGTGGGTCAATAACTTTGTCACCTTTTGAGTCTAGATTAGAGATGTCGTAGCCATTACCAGCAAGTAAGTTAAATACTTTTTCTGCTACTACTTCAACATTTACTGCCATTTGATTACTCCTTATTAATACTATTTATCAAAGTATTATCAAAGAATACCCAAAGGCATTGGTCCATCGTCGTCGTTATCGTCCCATTCTTGGTCGTAATCACCGTAGTCTCGTGGGTTTGCAAGAGTACTATTAACTGCTGTAAACACTTCATCTTCAAAGGTGCTTATAAAGTTAATCATACGAATACCTAACATAAAGGACATAACTAAGTCATCATGTTCGCCTGGTTTAGCACTAAAACTATTACCTTTTGCAACAAAGTTTTTGAATTCAGAAATCAGAGGTTTACTGTGAAGTGTAATTTTATCATGTTCTATTAATCGCTTTGCACTTAAACATGCTTCTACTTTTGTTCTATGACTTGTATGAAAACCTTTCCTAGCACGTCTACCAGCAACTTTTTTAGGCTCATGTAAAAAGTCTCCTGGGAAACTTTCTTCGCCTGTATCTCTAATTACTACAAGTGCGGCTTCTCCTATACTGTTGTTCTCTACACTCCAATATATTTGTGCAACTTGCAGTTCTTGTAAGTATTGCATGATTTCCATCATAACTTTCATTTGTCCTTCAATAGGAGTTAAGTTATGTTGCCATTCAGCAACTTGTACCATTGTAGGTAATTCTATAACTTGGATACCTGCGGCATCTCCGCCTGTTCCTGTTGCTGGGTCTAAACTTACTACATAAGTGCAAGTTGGGTGTGGATGTTTGTACCAACGAACCTGTCCCATTGTTCTAATTGGATCTATTCCTTTCATCTCAACTAATTTTAATGCACTAATTAATGTTTCATCATATATAACAAATTCACATTCATGCTCTCTTCTAAAACGTTCTTCACCAATACTGTTACGTTCTTGTGCCGCCCAATTACTGTCTCTATCAGGGTGCTGATCCCAAGTTGCCTTGTACGCCATAAAACCATTTCTACCAGTGCCATCTTCTGATTCATTTCCGTACTCATCAAAAGTTTTCAATGCGTTTGCCCAAATTGTAGCAAACGTATCGTCATCACTGTTTGGTGTGCTAGTAACAATACACTTACCACCTGTTGCTAGTGTAGGTGATAATGAAGTCCAAAACTCTTTTGCAATAGTATTTCTAACGAATGCAAACTCGTCTAAGTAAACTAGTGTAAGTGACATACCTCTACCAGTTGTTTCTGTTGTTGTGCTACTTACAATACGTGAACCGTTATCAAATGTAATACTGCCTTTGTTATATTCTACAACTCCTGCTCTAATATGATCAGGACAACTTTCGTATGCATATCTAATACGTTGCATAATCTCACTAGCACCAACGGCTTTGTGTGCCGCAACAAGTATTGTACTGTCAGGCTTAAACATAGCATACCACAGCAAGTATCCTGCGGCTACAGTAGTTTTACCCATCTGTCTACCCAGCATGTTTATACTGTATCTTTGGTTGTTGTAGTTTTCTATGAGGTCTAACTGATAATCAAAAGGTTCAAATGGCATGTTTCCCTGAGTAGGGTGTTGTATTGCCATAAAGTTAGTCATAAAGTACAGAGGTCCGCCGTCATTGTCAGCACAATTTTTAAATTCTAGTATAGTTTTTTCGTCATAGTCAAAAACCTGATTAGCAGGTTTTACTAAACTGGTATCCGCGGTTCCTCTAGGCATGTAATTGCTCCATGCTAGTATTTATATCGGAATAGGA